CGGCAAAGCCGCGGTATCCCATAATGGGATAGACCTGAGGGGAGGTGATCATTTTGATCGACGTGTGTCAACATAGTCGTGCATTTTCCGTACTTAAGGGAACGAGGACATCCTCTTTAGGATACTCCTTCGCTCTCTTTGACCGTACGCTTGAGTGTTACATCGGTATCATTCTTGATTTCGATGCCACTCAGTATTCTGCCGGTTGTCCTCCTGTTACAGGAGAGCCTAATCGCATTGGTGATAGATCTTGTCACCATTACAATTGGCGGGGTTCCTTGAACGTTTTGCCATCCGATGTCTTCACGATATCGTATGTCAAACCAGGGTCTTCGGAAAAAACGAAGTACCCGCGGTACGTCTTAGGAACTGGGACTTCTGCTCAAGATTTTAATATCTTGAGTCAGTACGGAGCATCAGGACAAGTCTCCTTCTTCGACCAGTTCATCTATTCGGGTACAGAATATACCCAATCAATAGATGTTTCTTGGTTCTGGAGAGAGGAGCGAATCCTGATCATGCACCTCGCACATGCAACTTCTCTTAATAAGACTTGGCAAAACGTCTCTGTCATATTTGAATTTGACAAGGCGCCTACCCGAGACAATATTAAGAGTCTTCGCAGCCGGCAGAGAACTAGTACGTTATCAAGACAACCGACAAATAGTACTTTTAAAGATACTATGCCAGTTGGTTCTTGGTACGCACCAACGTTAACTGCTGTAGCGAGTCAGACGCTCGAGCCTTCAAAAAAGCGTGCCGTGCAAACGGCTCTGCGTAATGAAGGACAAAGATTCGAGCTATGTCTTCCCGACACTCCAAAGGAGATGTGGGGAGATCTTGCTGATGTTGCTGTGCAGAACGCTCGTTCATTGGATATTAATTCCTTTGAATTCGCTCGAGACCTCGTAAAGTTGAAGGATTCTTGTGATAGCATAATTATGCTATTGCGAGGAAAACCCAACTTACGAAAGTTAGCAGATGCCTGGTTGACATTCAAGTACGGTTTCAGATTACTGATCCGTGACTCGATGGAACTAGGTAATGCACTCGGCGACTCTATAGTCGAAAGGCGGAATAAGAAATTTTCCACCTGTCGTGCTATGGAGAAGAGCGTGTCTATCATTACCAAGGGTCCCTTGCAGGGCCATCCGGTTTCAGAACAGTATAACCTTAAGGTTTACTATTCACCGGATAGTGACAAATTTTTGTCACTCTGTAGAGTAATGATGGACTGGGACACATTTCCGTCCCTACAGAACATTTGGGATTTAATTCCCTTATCGTTCGTAATTGACTGGTTCACTGACTTTTCTCGAACTTTGTCACGAATAGACACTAACACGTATATTAGTACGGTTGATGTCCATGGTGTGATAGAAACTAGGAAGAGTCATATTCAGTCAATACCGGCAGATAAACTTTATCTTCCCGGTGGGGCAGTCTGGTCGGGATGTTTGGATCTGGATATTTATTCCAGACAATTACCAAATCATCTCACCCTCCCGTTACTTAGGTTTGGTTCACCACAGGAGTTTCACAATATTGTGGAACTCACCGCTATCATTATCCAGAAATGGAAGAGATAGCACCAATTTAAGTGCATGTGTTTAAAGCATGCAGGAAGGAGGCCAATTATGGCTAAAAGTATCGTACTTAATCGTACCGATACCCCCTTAGACGGTTCCCCTACATTGACATTATCTCGCGATGGTGTCAATTTCGGAGCGGATTGGCGGGTACGTAGTGATGAACCTGGAGAGGTCATCATCACGAACCTAACAAGTCCGATCGATCGACCTGAGAAATTCCGCTTTGCGATGAATGATATTAAAGATATTTATCGCAATACAGGAATCGAACCTACTCTCTACGCTTCTTCGAGGCGCGGAGCATCAGTGCTCTGTCAACTCATTGATACGTGGACAGTGGTCGACTCAGCCGATCCTTCATACGAACAAGTTCTTCCTATGGAAGGACATATCGTATTGAAGATACCAGCAGCTGAAATTATCACTGCTGATATGATCGTCACTTTCATCGGAAGACTCATCTCGGGTCTGTTCGCAACAGGCTCGATGACGAGCACTCGATTGAAAGCGATGTTCCGTGGCAGCCTCCTGCCACCTGACATGTAGTCAGGAGGTCTGAGGATGTCAAACCGTCACAACCAGATTACCTTAATCTGGAAAGACGTCGAACAATTTGTTCGGCGCACGACCGTCCAACGCCTCTCTATTCCATTGAAGGGAGCAGACTTGCGCACTGCGCAGGATGCCCTACTTCTCTGGGAGATGGCGCTGGTCGACCTCACGACTCCCTTCGGTTCACCTCCAGAGTGGAATCCATTAGAACACATCCGTTTTATTGTGTCCTTGGATTTGATTACTCTGGTGGGTCTGCTTAAATCCGCAGACACTCTTCTACTGCTTAATTGCATAGAAGACAGTCCATCGGATTACGACGACTTTAAACATCGTCTTGAAGCAGAGAACTGGGTAGTGGATGGAATATTCCATCCACTAAGGGGTCTCATCGAACAGTGGCATAAAGAACATGCCACTGACGCCTTCCGCCGATTGCATAATGCCTTCGTTTTCCTGTCGAGATTGTCGCTTCGCGACGTTCCCGATCTGGAAGATAAGGCAATGCAAGATTACTTGGCACATGAACACCGTATCTCAACTGTGGTTCCCACCACGGAGGAGGCGGATATCATTACCAAGTGGTTTCCTCGGGTTGGGGATGTTCGCTATTCACCCATCTATAAAGATGTGGTGTGCAAACATGGTCCCGGTGCTGTCGCAGATGCTGGTCGATCCTTGTCTGAAAAGTACAAGAAAATCGGCGCAGATATCTGGACGGATTACCTAGATCAGAGGATGGATCCTCCCCCCAGTACACCCCGACCACGATGTGAATTCGAACGCACATCGAAGGTCGTGTTTGTACCTAAGAGTGTTACTAGTCTCCGTACGATATGTATGGAACCTACTACACTTCAATGGTACCAACAAGGATTCTTCAAGTCACTATCTCGGTATATCCGAAGTCACAGTTACTTGAAGAGGCGGATTTCACTAGAAAACCAAGAGCTCAATCGCGAAATGGCGTTTGTCGGTTCAATTGATGGATCTTTTTCCACGATTGACTTGACAGCCGCTAGCGATTCGGTATCCTGGCGTCTAGTGAAGGCGTGGTTTCAACGATCAGTACTACGCGAAACCTTCTGGAGTTGTCGTTCTAAGAACGCCTTACTCCCGAATGGCGACGTAATTAGGCTTCACAAGTTCGCCCCAATGGGATCAGCTTTGTGCTTTCCCGTGGAGTGCCTTGTGTTCGCCGCTATCGTTGAAGCTTCGATTAAAGAGGTTGGAGGACGTCCACACGAATCACATTACCGTGTGTACGGCGACGACATCATCGTAGAATCTGAATACGCAGAGATAGTTATCTCGCGATTAATTCAGAATGGATTCATCCCAAATAAGGATAAATCCTATACCTACACTAAGAGTTCCCTCATTTATAGGGAATCATGTGGAGGTGAATACCTTAACGGTGATGATGTCACCCCGATCCGGTTGTCCCGCTGGTTTGCAGGATTAACCTTTTCGGTCAGTGATGCGTCGACAATCGAACGCCTCATTTCTCTTGCAAATGACTGTTATGGTCATTTACCCACTGTTCGACTTTGTATTGTCCGATGCCTTGATTTACTAAGGCCCGGTTACAAAGTGCCTTTCTCCGATAGTGGAGATGTTGGACTCTTTAGCCCGACTCCCACAAATTACCGGATTAAGACGGTCAGATACTCTGATTCTTTCCAAGAACCAGTTTATCGAGCAGGAGGGTTGAAAACAACCTATCCCCAGCACGACCCGGCAGAGGAAGATATTCGACTTTTCGAATATCTTAGAGTCAATGAGACTCGGTCTCGTCTTCTGTTTCCAGAAGATAAGACCGATGTCCGATTGTCCCTCCCTCGCTATACGAAGTGGTCTAGTCGAAACTACTTCGACCTACACCCGTAGGTAGCAAGAGAAGGGTACCGAC